ATAAAGCCCACAAGCTCGCGCCCTACTACGTCAGCGGCTTTATAGATATCTGCCGCCAGATCAGTCAATACGTTAGCCATCATGGGCCTCCAAATTAGTCATCAAAAATTTGACCGCCTGACTTGAAGAAATCGGCACGCTGTACGTGATTCATTCCCTCAAACTCAGCACGGCTAATCTCCAAGCTACGTCCTTCGGCCCTGCCATCTGAACGTGCGGCCCCGCCGCCACTCGCTTGAGTACCATCTACTAAGAAATCGTACTTTCCGCGAATACTTGCTGTTAATTCGTCAATAGTTGAAACCGTGAGTTGCCCGTTTTCGTCGGTTACTCTAATTTCACCATCAACAATAGTTAGCCTCTGGCTAATTTTCTCTGACAAAAGGTCTGCCCTCTGGACATTCTTTGTCAGTTGTGAAGCTATTTTACCAGCTTCCGCGGATATTTTCTGCATAGTAATACTAGCATTCATATCCTCAATTGTTTTTCGCAACGTATCAGCTTCGTTTTTTTGCGATTCAAATAGTTGCTTGTAATCATTTTCTGCGGCGGCTTTCTGTTCGGCCTCAAGTTTAGCGGCGAGCCGTGCATCCTCGCGCTCTGCTTGCACCTTTTTCTTTTCGGCTAATAGCTCATCAACCTTAGCTTTAAGCCCTGCCGTTTGCTCATCTAACTTAGCTTGTAGAGCCTCATCAAATTTAGCCATAACAGCCTGTTTTGCCTCTTCAGGCAGTTCAACACCTTCTAATTCCATGCTTCACCTCTGGTTTGCAAGTTTGCGGCTCTGCCGCGTTACAGATACACCAAAATCTCTTCTGGCGCGATTGCTATCAACCCTTCCACCATTTCGCCAAACCGATCAGGGTCTATAAATCGTTGTAGCGAATAAAACTCATCTACGTGAGCTTTTGTTAATTTTTCTACATTAAGCAATTCTATAGCCCGCTCTAGCGCCTTGTCTCTATTCATTAAATCCCCCCTGATGATCGGGTGTTCGATTTCATTGCTAATTCCATCAGTTCATCGAAGTATTCTGCTAATCGCCTATCTCTACGCGCTAATGCCTCACGGTTTACAACCCACGCCAAAAACGCCTCTGCATGGGACTCGGCGTCATTGCTAGAGCCGTATTGCGTCATTCTTGATTTTGCTAAATGCGCGGGAAATTTAGGGAATCCAGCAAAATAATGAACCTGATGCCCTAATTCATGCAAAAGCGTAGCGGCTACTCTACCGGCAGGATCACTCATTTCTGTTTTCATGCCATACGAAAACGACCAAGGCTGGTCTTTATATGGCCTATCTGACGCGGCATAGCGCTGTACAACCTCTTTCAGTCTGCTTGCTATTTGTTTGGGGTTATTAAAATTAGCTTTTGTTTCGTTTTTTACAACAATGTGATCGTAATAGGCGCTAGTAAAACCGTTTGTCCTGCCCGCTGTTCTTGTCGTATGCAAGTAATGCGGGTAATTTGTGTAGTCCTTATAAAATTCACTGGGGCTGGCATCGTCTAGTAGATAATCATAAACATCGTACTGTATAGCCTTTGCCGACTTATTATTTCGGCCCATTTGATTCGCCGTAATCAGAACCGTTTTTATGCGCTTCTGCTCCATAAACTGCTGTAGCTTTGCCATTTCTGGCGTGCCTATTTCTTCATAAAGCGCATTTAATTTTTCTCTGTTTACGTTTTTGCCTGTAGTAAACAGGGACGGCAAGACAGCATTAACTCTCTCTGGCTCTGGAGGCGGTGGTGGCAATGATCTCTCTACGGCCTCGGTTATGGTCATGCCATTGAATTGCGTATCTAGCTCGGCTAACTGCCGCAAGGTGTAAGTCTTGCCTCTGTCATCGACAAACTTGTCTATGGTCATCCCGCTACGGAATAACTTGGCCCTAGCTTTGCCCAGCACCTTGTTCTGAAACGGCTCGCTCTGCTTACGTAGCCACTGGTCATAATTCAGCCCCGCAGATACCTGACCAGCCCCACCACTGCCTTTCGCGGCCCTTGTGCCAACAATATCAGCGCCTAAATCGTATCTCGGGTTTACCTTCGGGACAATCGTACTGCGGCAATTGAAGTGCGCTGGCGGCTTGGGGTCTTTATCGTAATCTTTGTATATAACGCCATCTCTAGACATACAGATTAGCGACGTGCGGCTATCTAGCGTTGCTACCCATTCATATCCAAGTAGCACATCGTCATTCTCTTTTAGCGTCTCTTTCCGCGCCTGCACTGAGACATGGTTAACGGCTGTGCGTGCCAAGGTAGCGGCCTTGCGCCCCTGCAACGGCACTAACCCGCGTATATTGCGCGTTAGCTCGTCAGTCGTATCGCCCAGCACGATCGATGTGCGTATCTGATCCATGACTAAATTGGCGTGAACAGGGCCAAAATCGTCCAGCATACCGCCGAGCGTATAGCCCTTGCTCGGTTCCAGCCCCATGATGCCAGTAAATGCCGCCTGCTGTATCTGCATTGGCGACGGTAGCGTTACATCAATCTCCAGATGCTTCTGCATCATGCTCTGATTAAATTCAGCCTCATATGCGCCAAACTTAACCAGATCGCTTTTGTACTGGTCTGCATATTCTTTATTAGACGCAAGTAGGTATTGATACAGGTCTGTAGCCTGCGCCTGCGCCCTGCTACGGCCAAATGCGGTGAGGTTGCCACTCTCCAGCCTGTAGACAACCTCTTCTAGCTGGCGGGCAATAAACTGCTCTGCCTCGCGCTCCCTGCCTTTGGCATAGCGCAACACGAATATCTGATGCCGCGTAACTGCATCAAAAATATCATCTTCGGCAGACACTTAACGGTAATTACTTTTTGCCCTTTTTCTTGGGCTTTGCTTTTTTCTTGGCTTTCGCCATTCCGGATTTCTTTATGTAATCAGTTGGCATCTGTCACCTCACCATTTAACTTTGTTTGCCCAATACGCCGCAGACATCTTGCCCTTGGCTATATTCTTGGCGTGCCTTGCCTTAAAGCTGGCTCGCTTTTTCTTCATGGCATCGCTTTCGCCTGCCTTTGGCTTGCCCGCCGTCTTAGCGCCCTGCTCCCCAAAGCGTATTAGCTTGGTCTTGTCGCCGTCTTTAGCAAGCACTACATGGCTCTTACTGGCGTGCTTTGGCGTTCTCTTGGGCTTGTTGTAGCCTGATAAGCCGTATCTCTCTAGCCTCGGGTCTTTGCTCATAGCGGGGGCAAGTCTCCCATTTCTTCGCGCACCTCTTCCAACGTGCGAGAACCGTCAACAATGCCAGCGGCTTTTAGCCGGTCAAATATATCTTGATCACCAATAATCTGGCGATCCAGCAAGGTAACCATAGACATAAGCAATTGCGGGTCTACTGACTTGTCATAAAACTCTCGGTTTAGCTCAAACGTGATTTCATCGCTTGATCCCATAAACTCAGCACACCAGTACAAGCACTGCTCTATTGCGGCGCTTAGGTTGTCAGCAATATCGCCAAGCACAGAGTTTTCTGACGCAAAGCGGATACGTGCGCCCTCTGCCGTCTCGTTGTTGCCTCTGTCGGTGATGATTCGCGCACCAATAGCCACCATCTGCATCTCTTTGGCCTTCATAGCCTCAAGCACCAGATTGTTGGCATTGGGTTGCAGTAACGTCGCAGAGCCAGACTCGCCTAATACATGGCCTGCCCTAGACCCCAGCTTTATGCCGTCTGGGTTGTATTCGTACCACTCTTCTGAGTTGAGCGAGTGCGTAATAAATAACGTAGGCTGGCCGGTAATGAAACACGATTCTTCGTAGTCTGCTGAGTTGCGGTAATGTGCAATGTTCACATCCGCAATATCAGACAAAGGCGCATCGTCAATGGTGCTGTCGTTGTTCTTAGACCCCACAAATATTGCGGGTATTACGTCCCAATTACTGCCGTCTGCACGCTTGGGGTAAATCTCGTCGGTATACGGCATATCTTCCCGATAGATTTGCTGGGTATATCCATCTTCACGCAAGCGCAACACTCTATATTGCACCTCGCTATCGTGTTCAAACTCATCGTCTGCCGTCTTGTAGTTTTCTGCCAATACAATCAGGGTAACGAGCTTTCTGCCGCCTACAGTCTCAGTGTGCCAGTTAATTACTTGCTCGCACGCATACGGAATAATTGAGGCTCGGATGCTAAGGCGCTGTATCTCTTCAAGGCTTAACCCGCTATCTGCCTGCGGATAATCGACAAGCAATAGCGTTCTGCCGGTTTCCAGCAGATTGGATAACTCGTCTTTGGCTAACTGCTCAATCCCCAAGCCGTCGCCAGTGGCGTCATCAATCAAATACTCTAATGCCTCTGGCAACTCATACTTTGGCGGCTTACGGAATGCGGCACCAACCAGAGCGTTTTTTGTGCGGCCGGTGTAATTAGCAAATACCGCCCTGCGGATATATTGCCGGTAGCGCAACGTATTCTCGCCCATGCGCTCGTCTAGCGTCTCTGGGTCTGGGACGGGCAAATATACGTGTTTCTTTTCTTTTATCTGTACAGAGCCTTTAACGGCGTCTCGGGTCTTATCCCAGACGGGCTTATACAATTCATACTGCGGATGCTTAGTGCTTACAGGCATAAGGGATTAACCTGATATAGAGTTTGGCGCATATATTATCATAGCGCGAATTTAAATGAGACGTTAGTAACTGGTTTAACTACTGGCATCTCATACGCAATGGGGTACGTTGTTGCATCATTCTGATGATCTCGACCGTTGCTTTTGTCTGGCTCGCCATTCTTGTACACCTGTTGCTCTAGGCATTCGGCAACCGTTGGGCATTTGTTTGCGTTAACCTTTACTCGCCCCTGCTCTAATGCCGCATTCATAGACATAATTCTATCTTTAACTGCTGGGTTGCGTTTATTAACTCGGATCGTAAAGCCAGCCTGCTCCAACAAAGCAATATCTGACTTACTTGCGTCTACCGTCTTGCGGCTTTTGCCGCTTGCATCTGGATATATAACAATGTGATTGTTTTTGTACCTGTTCTGTATGATAGACACCATTTCTGGCGTGTCATACATATTTACTAGCTCGTCAACGCAATGCCATACCTTGCCGCCATCACGCTGTACATAGACCGTTGCCGCCTGCTTGGTTACGTTGAAGTCACACCCAATAAACAACGGCTCGCCGTCTCGTATTGTTTCGTCTGAGTCGCAAGCGTGCCTGTTGTAGCTCGTATAGACCGTACCAGACGTTAAGTTAACAAACCGGCCCTCTAGATATGCCTCCAACAAATGCGCTGGATAAGCGTCCTGTAAGCTCTCAATGTAGCCATCTGGCAGATGCGGGTTCGATCTGGTTGGCGCTTGAATGATTGCATACTCTGGCTTGGCCTCTTTGCGCCATTGCTCATATACAAACCTAAAGCCCTCTGGCGTTGTCGTAACGCCTACTGTATTCGGCCCATCTTTAGCCTGCCGGTTTCTTGCCATGACTTGCCGCCATACATATGCGGCATCATCACGCTTTAGCGTATCCAGCTCGTCAATGTCGGCATCTGCGTGTTCGTATCCGATAATCCGCTGTGGATTCTCCATGGAGCGGAAAAAGATACAGCCATAGCCTTCTATGTCGATCTGGTTAACTGGTGACTTCTGTAATCGGTAGGATATGCCAAGCTCTGTTAGCGTTGCTTCAAACCTCGGCCATGCGATCATTCGGATAAGGTCATATGTTGGCTCGTAAAAGCCTCTATTAGCGCCCTTGTTCTTGATGATGCCAAATATACATCTGAGGATAGCGGCCTCTGTTTTGCCAGCGCCAAAGCCCGCAACGAATGCAGGAAACCGCTGGGTTGCCGTGATGTATTTATATTGGGGGACGGTCGGCTCAACCGTTGTCATCTTCAGGCTTTACCAGATTGATTGTGATTGGCTGTGATCCTGTATCTACATCGCCGTCATCTTTTACATCTGGCAAGTATTTAGCCAAAAGCCTTATGCGCTGTTCGTTGGCTGTCTTGAGCTTTAATATTTCTTTTTGGAATAAGTCGCTATTGCAGTCCAGTTGCTCTATTTTTTCTATGTTATCAAGCACATGGTCTAGCTTACCTCTTTCGCTAAGGTAAGTACGTAACTCTTCTCTGCGGATTTCGCGATTCTGTTGCGCTCTGGTCTTTGCCATTACATATCTGGATGGGGTATTGAGTATGCCCAATACTGCCCTTTCTCTGCTCCTACTCTGATTTCGCCGTCACCTATATCGGTGTCATCCATTGGGTACGACTCTACTGTACCGTCGCTAAAGGCAACTAAATAAGTGCCTGCCTCCCTTGGCATTTCGCCAAACGATATTGGATTCCACTTTATTGTAACGGTCTGCTCCATACAAATATGGTATCAGAGTTTAAGTGCTGTGGACGATTAAATTAGCGCGATCAATGCGTAAGCCCCCACGCATATCATCTAATCTTTCGACGCCACAGCTCGCCGTTTAGGAGTCGGGGCTAGTTCGTTGATGGGTTACGGCTCCAATAACTGTACCCATATAATTCTGCGCCTCTGATGTACTTTGCTAACGTGCTTCTATGTACATCAAACTCGTTTGCAACATCCTCAAATGTAACACCCTCGTCAAGCAATTCAAACGCTTTTGCAATCTGCTCTTTTGAGAGCCTATATTTTACATGCCTCTCGCCTGTTTTCATAATCGGGCCACCCAGATTCCCCGTTAGATATTTTATGTAGATGAATCATTTTGCAATAGTGCGCGTGTTCGTTAAGCGCCTCTTGTTTGTCGCCCTCTCCCACGATGCTCATCGCTACCATCATCACCACAAAGCCAAGCGCTAACCAATGCTCAGAAATTGCCATTTTTACCCACTCCCAACAGTTTGCGGTAATCCCGCTTATCATTGCTATCCGTCATTATCTGATCGATAAAGTCGTACAGCTTCGGCTCAATGTGGCGGTAATAGGCTAGTTCTACCGCCATACTGTACTGCTGGCGGGGCGTTAGCCCTTGCCAGTGATATTTTTGCTTCACAAAAGCGTCTAGCATTTCGTCGCTTATTCGTTCATGCGTCATTGCTATCTCTCCCTAAAGGGCCGCTTACGCGGCCTTCTTCATTGCTTTGACGTTGACCAGCACCCGCTGGTGTAGTCGCTGGATGTTGTAGCCGCCAGCGTATATTACGCTGATAGTAACGCGGTGGCCGTCGATCAACCACATGCCCTCAAAGTTTTGACCGTATACCACTTTGAAGTTATCAACGTCGATTGACTCAATGCCAGCCTTCTTAAATTTGGCGGCGATGCGAGCGTTACGCGCTTCGTGCGTGTTCTTGACAGCGACGATGTGACGATTGATGTGCTCCGCTTCTCCCCAGTCAAAATCATTGCGAAACTTGGCGCTAAAAAAGGCCTTAATTGCTTCCATCTTTCGCTGACGCTCACCCTGTTCGCGGTAAGGAACGGCTAAATACTCGGCCTTCATATCGCGGTACTGTTGTCGCGCTTCGACGATCAAAGCGGGAACGTCAGCAATAGCCTGCGCGTCAGACTCAGCGAATGCTTTTTCAATTTGTTGAATTAAGTTACTCATGTCATTGACTCCATATATCAGTTAGTTGATATGCGTAGATTACTTACCAACCATGTACGGGTCAACACTTTTGTTTATACTATTTTGTTCTATAGCTAGATATAGCTTATAACCTGATAATCTGGGTTTGCCTCCAGCTTTAGCAACTCTTGACGGTAATGCTTGGCTACTTCCCGCCTAACGTCCTGAGTGCCTTTAAGGATGCCGTTGCGTTTTTCCCGTAGGATTGCCATATGCACCTCGCCAACCTCTTCCAATAGCCAATCATGAAACGCTAGGGGGTTTTCTGTGAAATATCGGTGATGATGATGGCAAAGCGTTACCGCATTCATCATATCCCAGCGGGTTACAACCGCACGCCTGCCGTATATATGGGCGCACTCTAGCGTTTCACGCTTGCCACAATATAAGCACTCCCCATCTCTCGCCCGTACAACTTTGCTAAATACGATGTCTGCGGCATCACGTTTTATAGCCATTAAATAGCTTTCTCCATGTCTCTAAATTTGCGCTCGCGGCCTATTGCCTTAGTAAACTCTCTGCATGGGTCGCACTTCCACCCATGTAGCTTGCCGTCTATGCACTTCAGAAACATCGGTCGCATCTCAGTGCGACACTTCGGGCACCTCATCTGGGGTAAATTCAATCTCGTAATCCTCTAACGCTAGGGCTGTTTGCCAATGGCTCGCAAACTCTTGGGCATCCATCGCAATGGTCACCCCTTCGGGCCATGTGTCGGTATATACAACCGTGTGCTTGCTGTTGGCTATATCTGTAACGCACCCGCCAATTGTTGCGGGCAGAAACACCACAATGCCTTTATCTTTTGGTAATGGGGCCGCGATTAACATCATTTCTATGATCCTCTTGCCATGCGAATATCACACCTATACCGCGCAACCTCCCCAAACTCTTTATGTAACACTATTGCGTTCATATCGCGGCCTGACCGATAGCCTTTTGCCGCGTGCCATGCGTCTTTAGCCGCCAGCGTTCTAAAGCTCTCCACAGTACACCCGCGTAGCTCTGTCTTTCGCGAGTGATGTATGTGGCCTACAAACCACATCCTATGTTCTGTTGCACCCCAATCCTCTGCCCGATCTGTAGCCATCAACTCGCCTAAATCTGCGTGCTTGATCGTGTCGCCGTGGGTTACCCCTATCAGACACTTGCCAAATTTGACGTAATGAAACTTTGCCACAGTAGGGTGAATGATAACCCGAGGCTCGTCATTAAAATACGCTGACAGAAACGCCGACAGCATCACTGCGCTATGGTCGTCGTGATTACCGATAGCGTTGATCACCTCTACCTCTGGGTATTTTTTAAGCGCCAGATAAATCATATCAACCATCACCATACAGCCCAGCTTTAGCACTCGCGCCCACCTTGAATCCACATCAAGCGCCGCGCCTGATCTGCTTGTTCGGTTGCTCTGATTGTCACTATGGAAGAAATCGCCCAGATTCGCTATTAGGCATCTATCTGCGTCTGGGGATGCGTTAAACAGGCCATGGGAAGCATTGAGCAAATCATCGCGGGCTATGTCGGTGTCAAAATCTTCGCCACACTCTTCAGCCCATGCGTACAGGCCAATATGCGGGTCGCCTATGGGGATGGCGACAAGGTAATCAGACCCATCGCGCTTTTGCTTGTTTTGTTTTGTCGGCTTTGCCAGCCCTTTGTAATCCTCTACAGCATCAGCGATCGCTTCGCTTAGTGCTTTGAGTCGGTCATCATCACTTAGCTTTGATTTTACCCACTGGCCTATGGCCTTACCTTCATCGTTGTAATAGGTTGAGACGCCAGAAACCACAAACCCGTCAGGGACGGGCTTAGTCATGTCATGTTCTGGGCTGTATCCCATCCGCGCCGCCCTTTTTTTTACGCGCTCTAATGCCTTGTATATGTTTCGCTCTGAAACGCCAAACTCTTTGGCTATATCCGAAATCGTCCAGCCTTCGGCTCTTAACCTCAGAACCTCGCGCTGTCTGTCAGTTACCGCGTATTGCTCTAGACTCATCCCCGCCCCCAAGAATTTGCATATATTCGGAATCATCCGGACAAGTAACATTGACCCCATGATCCAACAGCCAGACTTGCACCTGATTCATAAAGTCAAACATTTCGCCGCGATCTAATTTACTCGTAGATTTAAGTTGATTCGGGATGGTTGTATTTCCAACAATTATATCGTGCGTACCTAAAAAACGATACTTCAATAAATCCTTAGCTCGCTCCTGATCTATATCTATACCCTTTGCCGCAAAGTGTTCAGCCATCTCTCTGCACCAAATATGGAAAAGTGCGTTTTGTGAAAGCGAGCGCCTACCCACATGCGCTTTTGCCCTCCACTCAACCGGCCGCGACCAATCCCAATTATCGCGTAACCACTGCTCAAAAAACCCGATACGCTCTTTGAGCTGGTTAACATCTCTGCACAACCAAAACTCTGGCATTAAAACGCCTCCACAGTGCGAAGAGGAAGCTTTACATCCTGCCCATACTGTTGATCTTTAAACGTCATGCCATTGCCGTAATACAGCTTTAGCGTGCCGTTCCACATCGCGCCAAACTTCTGCTTTCTGATTTGCACATCTAAGTCTGCGGTTTCGTCTAGCAAGTCTTGCTCCGCTCCGGTAAGAAACTTGCCGCTTGCCTGCTTCTCTAGCGCCTCGCCGCGCTCTATGTTGCGATTAACAAGAATCAGATTTGTCGCAAGATCGGTAAACGCTCCAGCCCCGCGCACATCGTCAGAAGTTGCTCGGTGGTAGGTGTGGCCGCTTGGCCGCTTTCTGGTGTGATGAATCAGCACGATATGCACGCCCATCTCCGCAAGACCAATAAGCGCATTCATAAAATCGCGCTGTTCGTCTATATCCTCTGAAACGCCGCACTTCTGTACGTTGTCTATCACTACCAGCTTACAGCCGCGCTTGTGAAACGCATCTACGCAACCGTATGCCCTAGCTGGCTGTACGGTGCCGTACACTTTGTAGTGCCAAATCCTGTTTCTGGTGAAATCGCAAAGCTGGTCAAATTGCTCCCGCGTCACGTTGTCGCTCGCAAAAGCCTGCTTCTGAAATCTGTACACTTGCGCCCGAAACGGCTCCTCTAGGCTCATCATGCCAACCGGATGATATCGGCTGTAATGTAACGCCATCTGCGACATTAACGCCGATTTCGCGGAGTTGTTAGGGCCAGCTATCAACGTCACCTCGCCCTCTCTCCATCCCCATTTACCGTGCATCTCACCCCAAGGCATTGGCACGCCAGAATTGCGGCCATGAACTTGCATTTGCTCCCACAACTCATCCCGTGAGTCAGCCATCTGCGCTAGGCGCATTGACTCAAACTGGCTTAGTCGCTGTGCTAGATCAGCAGGCGTGAGGTCTTGAATATCCGCTGGCCTAAGCGGTTGCACTACGTCGCTCATATACCCGCCCAATTCTTACGAATCGCCTCCTTAAACGCTGAATCCCAATTTACATATTTGTAATCTTTTGATTGAGCCCGATCTACAAAATGCTCTAGATGCTGATTAAGCCGTTTATGGCCGTGTTGCTCTGCCCACTTCCGCACGCTTTCAGAAATACCAAACCCATCAGGGATGGATGTTTTCCGCTTGCGTATATCTTTCTCTTCTATTCTATCTATTCTATTAGGAGGGATTTTATCCGGACTAGCTCCGGAGTTTGTCCGGACACTGTTGCTTTGCCGCATTAGCTTTAGCGTATATTCGTCTGATCTGCTTGACATTTTTAGGCATGTAATCCTGCCTTCTGCGTTTTCAAATAGTCCCAGATCGCACATAAAGCGCATCATCTCTTCAACCCTCTCTCTGTGAATGTTTACCTCTGCCGCAATAAGCTCTGCGTCCTCTTCTAGCTCAAAGGTGAGGTTATGTGGCTCGACGGTTCTGGCTATGCACTCAAGTAAATACCAATAGACGCCGTAGCCTTCCATTCCATACTTGTGCTTAAGCCTTTTTAGTTTTGCGTCGATGCTTGCGTTAGAGTCATGTTTAAACCACTTCACTTGTTGGCCTCGCCTGCAACATGCTCACACCAGCCAAATGGCTTGCCGCCCCGTAATGCCGCACGCTCTGCCTCTGCCATGCGTTGTGCCGTCATATCTTTCTGATGGCGAGCGAGGTCTACCGTGTAATCGTCTACGGTGCGCTCTACGATATTATTGCGTTTAGCAATGCTGTGATAATGCTTGTCCGTGTCGGGATACAGAGAGCCCCAATCAAGCCCTACTGCGCTGATAATATCTAGGTTGGCACAACCGGCCCAGCAATGAATTAAAAGCCTGCCATCCTCGCCAATGTCGATATTTAGTGATGGATCAGAGTCGCTATGCGCTGGGCAACATGCCCGCCAGCTCCCCTGTTTGATTTTCTTTAATTTATTTAATTTCGATAAAAAGGTGTCATAACGGTGCATACCGTAACCCCCAGCGGTGTTATACTGATCATGGATATACCCTCCCCCTTGCCCCGTTATACGGGGCTTTTTTTGTCTAGAAAATCATCTAGCTCAATCTCCAGCGCCGTGCAGATTTTCTTGAGGGTGCTAATTTTAAGGTCTTGCTGAGAACGCCAGCGGCTAACTTGCTGGGGGCTAGTGTCTAGCCGCCTAGCAAGCTCTGCGCCGCTAATGCTGTTCTGCGCTTGAACCTGACGGATTCTTTCGCCTACGTGCATCAAAACGGCACATCCTCGACCGCTGGAGGCTGTGGCGGCGTGTTGACTTGCTCGGGCTTCCAATCGTCAATTCTGGCGTAGCCTTTTCCAGACTTGGCTATCAGCATTTCCATATTTACCCATTCGTCATTTGGGTTTGCTTTAATGTAGCCGCCCATCCACTCGCGAAACTGTGCGATGTTTATGGATGCCTTGCCAATTACAAAATCTGGCGCGTTTTGGTGCTTTGCTTTGGGGTAAAACCCTCCGATCATATCAGCCATTATAAATCTCCTTTCTGGCTTGGTTGCTTTCGTTGCTTCTAAAAAACTGCCGCTCTGCTGTTGTAAAGATGCCGCCCTTTGTCGTAGCAATGCCTAACAGCAATTCTTTCTCTTCGTTGCTGAATCCCTCATGGAGCTGGTTAGCATACATCACATCATTGTCTGCGATAGCCTGTTTAATCTCCACAACGCTGTCCCAATTGTTACGAACAAACTCAACGTGCGCCATCAATGCGGTGCCTGCTCTGGTCAACGTCTCGATTTTCTGGCCCTGCTCGGTAAAGCTGTCTGCCTCATCCTCTGCATATACCTGACCGTGTACACCAATTAGCTTCAGAATCACGCGATCCTTTGCACGCTTTTCAGCCATAGCGCAGTAGTATTTGTTATGGCTAGTCGTTGATGACGCCTCACCTACTGACCATTCGCTTAGATCGCCTAGATGCCCTTGCACACTGAGCGCCACAAAATCCGCGCTAACGTGCAATGGTGTTGGGGGATCAAATTTAATCCCTAGCTTTGCGGCGATGCGCTCACAAGCAAAGTGCTTGACTGCCCACATTCCGCTCCGCACCTCCCAGCACGCTTGTTGGCGATTTAGGCCAACAGCTTGGAGTTGTTCTTTTATCGCTTCTGGTATGTCAGCCATAATTACCCCCAGATCGTCATTACAGCGATGAACACCAAAGCCAACCAGATGCCAATAGCGCTCAACGCTCCGACTATCAACAGCTTGCCCATGTGGTCATCAAACAGCACGCCGCCCGTAAAGTCCTGAACGTCTACTTTTTGCGGCGGTCGCGCTGACTTCTTTTTGCTCGCCAGTTGCAAGCCTGAGTCCGTCGCGATTATCTCGCCGCGCAAAAGCATGTTGTTGACTGTGCGCTGAATGCGTAGAGAGTTGCCAGTAACACCCGATACAATCGCGGATTTGTTACATGGGCCGTTTTCGCCAAGGAACCGCACAACTCTGTTCTTCATCTTGGTGTACGAAACCCGCTTTGTGCTATGTCGCTTTGCTTTCAATGTTAACTGCTCCATTACAATACCCCACTATTGTTTAGTTGTTCTTGCATTTGATTAAACTCATAGCCGCGCCCAAACCCTTCAATGAAAACCTTATTAAATGTCTCATCGGGGATTACGTTGCCAGCATAGCCAGCCACAAACCCAGCTTTATATTCACGCTCTGCCCATTCGCTATACATAGACCAAGCCTGATTCATTGCCTTGTCGATATTCATCATCATCGTAATCACCATGCTACGTTCTGCTCTTCACACTCAAGCAACCAAGTGTGCGCGGTTTGACTGATGTATGACCAAATCGCATTTGCCGTTAGCTCATTGATTCGGCTGGCATCAGCAGAGTCAAACATCATTGCAATCCACTCAAGCTGATTTTCATAAATGGGTAGAGCGCAATCACTAACCCATAGCTCATGTGCCTTAAAGAATGCGAGAGCAATATCCCCGCGTAACGATGCAGTTGGATTAAACGATAAGGAGTTTTCGCGCCAATCCTTTTTATCGCTATCAAGGCAGTCAATGCACTCCATCCAATCCATTACGAAAGCCTCCACACGCGCACTTTGTCGATCTCTTTATCTCTGCGCGTAGCGATGGCAAACCCATGCGGCAACTGGTTGCGTTCACGCCTGCGGTTGATGTGAGAGCGTAAGGCTTGCACCTCTTTGCCCTGCATTACAACGCTCTGACCTATTTGAATCTGGTCAATAAAACTAAAGTCGTATTTACCAAACCGCCCGCCGCTTTTTTCATACGGTACGTTATCTTCAATTAAGTACATCTTTAACCCTCCCTATGGGTTGCTTTCTACTAATGGCTTTAACGCCTTGGTTAGCCTACGCTGGACGTTTCTCACGTAGGTCATTTGATCCATGCGCTCGGTTACATCCTCTTGCGAGTACAACGCATCAATCAAATAATCTAATTCATTGGCTAGGTCTATGGCCTGCTCGTATGCCTGCCGCCTTGGTGACGTTTGCACCGCTCACCCCCGCTTGCTTGTCATGCGGCGCATATACCGCTCTTCTGCGATCTTAACGCGCTTGTTACCGGAGCCATCGCCCCACTTGATTGTCAGCCACTTGGGGCCGCGCTTGATGATTGCCGCCGTGCGACTACCTCTTTCAGTGTGGTAGACCACCGGCTCCCAGCCTCGGTTAAGGCATTTACGATATGTCAGTTGCATTGTTACTGCCTCCCTTATCGGTTGTAGTATTCGATGGCGGCTTGCTCTGTCTCAAACAGACAGTACGTTGATGTTGGATGCGCCCAGCCTGATACACGCTCAGTGCCGTCACTGCTTATTAGTACCTCATCGCACAGCGGAAATTGCTTGCCGCCGGTCTTGGCGAACACCTTAATGATCGGCTGGCACTCAAAGTCACCACGATGGCTTAAGCGGCGAGTCCAGTAGTAGTTACCCTTAACAGCTTTTTTGATATGGCTCATGTGATGTACTCCTATGTCATTAATCAATGTAAACATTCTAGTTTATGTGATATTCAGCGTCAACCGTTTTGATGATGTTTTTTGTATGTTTTTTAGATTAGTTTGTTATATAAACGCGAGTTTAATATGACCAGATGGTCGGATGGGGTCGGGTGTAATCCCAATCTAGGTGTATAAATCGGGCTGGCCCTTTCTGATTTATACCGATACGGGGAACATCATGCAGTACAGCCGCCGCAATGAGCCTGTGAGCGTCTTTACCGCTTACCCCTATGTCTACGGCCTTCCCTGTGCAATGTGCCCCTACGGGCTTCCCAGAGGCGTCCTTGGCGGCTTCTATTGGATGGCTTGGGCAACGGTAACCGCTAGTGACCGGCAAGGCAAAGCCAACCGTCTCTCTAATGGCGTCTAAATGCTTGCGTACTTCATCATCAAACACCAGATCGCCACAGCCACACTGACAGCGTAGCTCGTCATCAGAAAAGTATGTCATTAGTCGCGGGCTACTTTCTTGGTCTTTTCTACGGTTCTCATTGCGCCCAGACCCAGCATCCCCAATAGAACCGGCATCATCTCCGAAATATCAAGGTTGGGCATAACGACATCTACACCAGCCAAAGCACAAGAGAAATTAGCAACAGGGACGCAGATATAATTAACCCCCATCCCAGCACAACAGAGCCAACCAACTGATGGACGCCATCCGCTAACGAAGATGCTAGCGTGTTTAGCTTCTTCGCGGTTGACTGATATTTGTTCTCTAGCCAATTCGTAAGCCTGTTTTGAGGCCATAGTCGATATGTCATGGGCCAACCTCGCTTTTTCATCTGCATCAGGTATAAATTTATCCAGCAAGCTCGTTACTGGCGCTATAAGGGCTTCAATCATTGGGCCAAGTCCACTCTGGATCGCTCGTCGTTACAATAGTGCATGACGTTAATAGGGCCGCAAACGCCGCTATTACCAGCATCCTCACTTGTCTACTTTCCCGTCTAGCTTGGAGTCTATTGCTTCCAGCTTAGCGAATAACCTTTGCATGTCACTTTTCCATTCTTCACGGCGTAAGTATTCACCAGCAACGCTAACCTCAAGCCTGCCAACCTGATGATCTAGGTTTTTGACTGAATCCCACATGCTTTTTAATAGCAAGGCATAAGCGCCTGAAGCTATAGAGATGATCGTGTTGATTAGCGTCTGATCCATTGTTAGCCACCGCAAGCTCTTTGATAAAGCTGATCGTCAAACGTATACCCGTATTGGTAGGGAACATACGCCTCGCACCATTCATCAGAACCCTTTTCCATGCCATCAGTTACTTGCGCTTCTGGGTCCACGTTCTCATTAGGCAAGGTGTGAGTAAAGTAGACATTGCCGTTTTTGTACGATTGCTTTTTGTACATCTTGCCAGCAGTCGTCACATAAACCAGCTCGTTAGGCTTCACCGTGTAAACAGATCCGTCCTCATAATAAATAACGGTCTGACCGAACGCCGACATAGACAACATTAACGCTACTGCAATGCTGATTAATTTCATGCTTATGCTCTCCCTAAGCTGATAAAGTTAATTGTAAACCAGACGATCCCGCCCGTAATCATAAGGGCCAAAATAATTGCAGAAACGTCTAACATCCTGCGTTGTTTGCGCCTCTGCTTGTAAATTACTTGCTCACGCTTAGTTCTTATGTCGCGACGCATCTGCATCATTTCTTTGTACGTTTCTTCACCATATGCGTACATGATCAACTCGCGTATTTGCTTCTCCTGCTCCTCTATCTTTTTTTTTGCTACGATAGCGTTTAACGCTTGCTCCTCTACTGATCCACCATCAAACACCTTTTTAAATAATGGCGGGTTTTCTAGTTCCTTTTCCGCTTCTTTTAAATCACTTGCAAGCGTGTACCACTGGCCTAACTTCTGAGCTACGTGTTCAATCTCTGCGCCTTTGGATACAAGAACCTGTACGCCCTTGAACGCAGTAGACGCCATTGCTACCAGAGATACAGGATCCACAAAGTTTTACCCCTCCAACGCGGCTGATGGTGCTGAGAAATTAGCGCCTTGGTATCTGGCGTATCCATTGGTAAATCGTAAGTCTTCTATATAACCGTTAAGGTAATTTCCCGTCCCTGACCTTGAGCCGATAATAAAGGTAGATGCCGCGGAGCTAGCGATCATTGTTGCGGAGTAAGTAGACGTACCGTTTATGAAGCACTTTAAAGTACCGCCGTAGTTTTCTATAGCTACGTGATACCAAGTGGATGCAGATAGCGTGGTCATATTTGTATGATTGGGGTACATATCCAGCCGCCCGCTACTGCCAAGAACATAAACCGTCCATCCGGTTGTTGCGCCGTGCGGGACTGTTTCAACTATATTTTGCTCTGCTGAGATGTTATTTAAATAAATCCAAAACTCTATCGTAAAGTCCTTGCCTGAATTTCTGAGCGGCATAAAGTCATGGTTTTGAATTTTTAAATAATCGCCAGAGCCGTCAAAATACATTGAGTAACTACCGTATTTTGTTTGTGACGTTGACACTGTGGTGTTGCCAAATACCTCAATATTTTTGCACGTTTGAGACTTATCAATGATCGTTGCGTCATCGAACGGCAACAGCAGGCTGGTGTTGGTTATAGCTGTTAGTGGGGCTGTAGGCGGAGGGAAAGCGGAAGTGTAGACTGCAGTGCCACTAACCACTCTCACATCTGCGATGTATCCTGAATACAAATAATGGGCAGTATTGTAAACATTGGTGCCAATAGTCGCGTAACCTGTTGAGAAGTTTGCAGTGCTAGTACCTGAACCCGACGCTTCTCCATTTACATAGATCGTCATATTGTTAGTGCCTGTGCCGCTTCTAACAAGCGCGCAATGATTCCATTGCCCAACTTTGACTACTCCAGTCGTCGACTGAAAAATAGTAGATGCCGCAGTTTGCACAATAAGAGTTGTAGCATCAGTTCCTACATTACCAAATCGCAAAGCATTAGAGTCGTTAATGCCGTCGCTGGTGCTTGAATAAATTCCTGCGTAGTTAGGAACAGATGCAGATGGAGGGTAAACCCAGCATTCAAATGTAAAATCGCCACTACCCAACGCCAGACTAGCGTTTGTGCCAGAGTTTAAATAATCACCCGTACCATCAAAATAAGCAGAACCGCCGTGCCTGCTGGCTGAGTATTCAGCGTTATCGTAAGGGCCGAAGGGCTCTGTTTTGGTGTTACCGTTTACAGTAATAGAGTGACCTGTAGATGATCCGTCAGCTATGTAAGGCAGATGGCACGTTAGTAGGCTTGTGTTTGCAACTGCGGTGAGGCGTTGTGTTGGGCCACCGGATGAAGGAGTGATTGCTGTGCCTTTTACAATACGCAGGTCTGATATATGTCCGGTAAAGTAACCATTTGCGCCGTCAACATCAAAACCCCTGCCAACCCTTAGCTCCCCGACACTAAAATCAAATGTTTGGCCGGAACCTATGGTTACTGAGCCATTTTCTGTACCGTCAACATAGAATTTTAAACTTGTCCCATCTCGAACTAAAGCAACGTGGTGCCACTCATTTAAAGATAAAGTTGATGATGATGTTAATAGTGGATCTGCGCTCGGGGATGCCGAGTTACAATATAAATATAATTTGTCATTTTGACCGGTATTGTCAAATCTAATAGAGCTAGAGCCTGCAGAATTGTAGTTTGAACTTGATACCAAAGCAGGATAAGAGGTGCTTTGAGAATCTGCATACATCCACAGCTCTATAGTAAAGTTGCCAGTGCCCATATCAAAGTTGGCATGATCTATAGCTTTTAAATAATCACCACTACCATCAAAATAAGTTGAATACCCGCCATGCCTATAGGGGCTAAAGGTGTTTTGAGTAGCATCTCCATTCGCGGTAATCGTGTGGTTGTTACCGGAGCTATCGCGGAATACTTTATTGCTGGTGTAGCCGTTATCTGCTGGAGTAATTAACGCGGTGGTGTAGTTGCTCTTTTCGACTGTAAACCTCAGCTCAAATGTAGAGCTTGTCGATGCAATGTTAACGCCATCACTAGCTCTAAATACCAAAGTAAAGTTACCGGCATTCGCAGTGTTAGTGCTTGGCGTAATCGTCCACTGGTTTGTATTCGCTCCAGTGCCTTGAGTAACCGTTGCAACATTTCCAGACGTATCGCTGACAATGCTGTAAGTGATCGGAATACCTTCTGGGTCAGTAGCAGTAACCGTAACAACCGTGGCCGTGCCATCTGTAGCAAGGGTGTAAGTAGCGCTAACGCCGCTGATAGAGGGCGTAGTGTTCACAATGCTGATTGAGTACCAACCTGAATCACTAAAGATATAGAGCTTGTCCGTAGAATCGACTAGCGCCATCGACCCCTCTGTTACTCCACTCAAAGGCAGATCGTTGATTGTTGCGTATACCGTCACGCCAGCAGATGAGTCGGCCGGTTGCCACTCGCTATCCGTGCTATTCCACTGCAACACTTGCCCGTTGGTCGGCGCTACTGTGGACGTATCTACGTCTGTCAGCGCGTCGATTGCCTGAGTAAGACCCTGGGGACTGTCAGACCAAACGCCTTGCGTAGAGTCGTAAGCGTAGGTGATCCCGCTAACGGTAATCGTCTGGCCGTTAGTGGGGTTGCTTGGAAAATTAACTGCCATTATTTCCTCACTCTGGCTTGTTAGGCCAAGTTACGGTATAGGGGAAACCTTCTTGGGCGGGCAAATCTCGCAACGCCTGACGATATGCGGCCATTTCGGCTGACATTGTTACGTCGCTCAAAGCGCACCAGTCTGTTTTTTGCAGAAGGTTGTTTCTTGTCGCCCTTACTTTTGTCGCCGCAGTAATTTCGTGCGATGTAATTTGATCCGCAGTTAATTGCACAACGGATTTTGTTATTACCCATTCGCCATCCCTCAAAACAGGATTAGTCGATTTTTGTACTCGTTGAGTAGTGGAATCATGGGTAGGGATTGGGTCAGCGCTAACAGGATAAACGCCATACATCGCTAGCGTGTCGTTTGATATCTCTGCTGGAAACGAAATAGTCGGGTTGTCAGCACGAAACTGCTCAATGCTATACGGATATTGGACTACTTCGTTATTTTCTGCTTTAACATACATTAGCTACTCCTTATATTAAATTGATATACTCTGTCCTGCGCGGTGCCTATTATCCAATACTTTGTACCATCCGGTTTAAAATAAAGGTCCTGCAAAACGCCCTCCACCGGATCTACCTCTTTATAGTTTTGATTAAAAGTAGCAGTACTTATGTCCCACGCTGTGCTAAGGTCGTATTCGTTTATGTCATCACCATTAGATCCAGCGATATACATTTTTGTTCCATCATCTTTAAAAGACAATCCTCTCGGCGCAGTTTCCTGTGAATTTACGCTAAATGCCTGAGAGTAACTGGCAGTGCTAACATCCCATGCAGTAGTTAACCCATACTCGTTTATATTATCACTGGTAAATCCAACAACATACATCTTAGACCCATCGTCTTTGAAAAATACTCCTGCTGGTGTAGCTTCTTGTGAGGCTACAGAAAAGTTTTGATTGTGGCTCATAGTGCTTACATCCCACGCGGTACTCAGGTCATATTCCGCTACAACATCACTAGTTGATCCCGTTACATAGACTTTGGTTCCATCAGGTTTAAAAAACAGTCCTTGCGGCGCAGTCATAACGCTATTGTCTGACTTGCAAGACCGAGCTTGTGAGAAGGAGCCTGTTGATACATCCCACGCGGTGCTTAAATTGTACTCGGCAATATTATCGCTACTGTTTCCTGTGACATATACCTTGGTTCCATCAGATTTGAAAAATAACCCGTTTGGGGATATTTCTTCGGTTTCGACGCGTAAATATTTAACCCCCGCTCTATAGTGATGTACGTCAGTGGATTTATTGCCGCACATATAGAAATGATCGCCGTCAGGCGACCAGTAAATTCCAAAAATCTGATACTCTGCGGTGGCGTTTATATCGCCAGCAGAGTTTCCATTAACGTTGTTATAAAGTTTTAAATATTGCACATGAGACGCAGTGCTAATGTCCCACGCTGTGCTTAGTGAGAATTCATCGACTCCATCACCAATTATTCCAGATACCCAAAAACTCGTGCCATTAGGATGAAAGTACAAATCCATAGGACGAGACTCATAATTGGTCGGTAATACTAAGCTGAATGACTGGGAGAAACTGGCTGTACTTAAATCCCACGCTGTACTTAAATTATATTCATGCACATTGGCACTGCTATCGCCAACAATGTACATTTTCGTGCCATCTGATTTAAACTGAATGCCATTTGGAAGCGTTTCTTTCGCACTTACAGACAGTGTTTGTTGATGACTTGCGGTACTGACATCCCATGCCGTGCTAAGGTCGTATCTGAATACGCTATCGTTAGTATCGCCAACAATATAAAATTTTGTGCCATCTGAGCTAAAAAAAATACCTCTTGGAACAACGTCTTGCGATGACACAGAAAAGGATTGCGAATAACTGGCTGTAGTTGGATACCATGCAGTACTTAAATCGTATTCGTTTATATCATTGCCTTGATCGCCACAAAGATACATTTTCGTGCCGTCTGGTTTAAACGATATTCCTCGTGGGATTGTCTCTGTAGGGGCGGTGTCAAACTGACCAGAGATGACCATTTCATCTATATCAAAAAAGTTAGATGAATTTGTGTGGTCTAGATGTGAATACGAAATGTCCCATGCGTTGGGGTTGGTAGGCGCTCCTGTAGGCACGTTACCAGCGGCGGCCATCAGAGCCTTATCTAAAGGCTTCATGCGTAGCTACCTACATAAGCCCCGTACAGAGTTGTGCTGACCTTCCAAAGCACCAGCGTATCTTTCGCTGTAAGCGTAGGGGCAGAATTACCAGAGCTTGTGACCCACGTTATCGTAGGCCATGTGATTGTGTAGGACGCCGCGCCTTCCAGCATCAGCACCACACTCTCGCCAGAGGCTAGCGTCTCTGTGAATGTTGTATTAGCCGCGATGGTCTTTGTCTGGATGCCGCCGTTAGTTGGGTCTATTGCAGTGCCAGAAAGTGCGTATACCGTGCTTACGCCCTGCTCAATCCAATCATAGTCCGTGCCATTCCAGCTTAGTATTTCATTTGTTGCCGCAGTGCTGGTGTTGATGTGCGTATCAACATAACTTTGCACATTATTGGGCGTTACCCCAAGCGCCGCGTCCCATCGGCTGTTTACATTGTCCCATTGAAGAACGCTGTTATTGGTTGGCGAAATAGAGTCGTATACATCAGACAGGTTCGCGATGCTTTGGCCTGTAATGCCCGTCAAGTAGCTAGATAGGTCTGGCGGGGTATAGCTGAATACACCTGTCGTATTGTTATAGCTGAGAGCCGCCGTGCCTACCGAATTGGTGGTTACTGACAGGCTTGTAAGCGCGATGCCCGAGCCAGACGGATTAGCCTTCACCCACTGCGACGAAGTGCCGTCGTTGTAGTAGACGTAGAGCCGCAGTGTGGTTGTGTCGTACCAGAGATCACCGTCTGATGGTGATGAAGGCGCTGTATCTGCTGTAGTAACAGACGCACCGCCGCCAGACTGTGCGACCCAATCGTAATCTGTGCCGTTCCAACTCAATACTTCGTTTGTGGCGGCTGTACTAGTGTTGAGGTGCGCGTCTACACTGGCGTCGTTATAAGTGCCGCCTGATGGCGAGGCCGCATCCCAACGGCTATTTGCGTTGTCCCATGTAAGCACTTGCCCATCGGTCGGCGTCATAGTGTTTACATCAGACAAGTCCTCAATACTTTGACCGGAAATGCTTGTCAAGTAACCCGATAAGTCTGGGGGCGTATAAGTAAACACGCCCGTGCTATTGGTGTATGTGAGAGCCGCAGTGCCAGCGGCGTTAGTCGTAACAGAAAGGTCAGTTAGCGCAATACCGCTGGAATCCGTCGCATTTACCCATGCTGTCCCGTTGTACTTTAAAACCTGACCATTTGACGCCGTTGTAATCGTTACGTCTGACACGTCATTTAACGCAACGCTGGTTAAATACGTTCCCAGATCGCTAATATCTGCCTCTACCAGTGCCCGCGCTTCGGCTTGGTTACTGGCATTACCTATAAAAACATTGCCGTCATTCAGGTTTGCGACGGCATTAGCTCGCCCTGCACCCATAACAGCAATTGAGCCGCTAGAGGCGTTGACCTTTAGCACTCTGCCGAAGTTTTGTATAAGGCCAGATTGACCAGTTGGCGCAGTAGTCGTTAGCGTGCCAGCCGTAGTGCCAACATAAAGCACATCACCAGCCGTAAACGTAGACGTATCTAGGCCAGTGACAACGCCCATAATAACCACTGTGCCATCATTACCATTTGCAATGGTTGAGGTAGTTAAACCGATTGCTGGCATCTTCGCAGAGTCATCGGCATCTGCTGGGGCTATGGTAATGTTATTACCGCTTGTCCCTGTTTGATAAACGGGCGTACCGATACTAATAGATGCGCCTGA